CGGCAAGACTGTAGGTAAATTCTGCTAAGGTGTAATCATGGCAACTAATCGTATTGTTTCCAAAAAAGAACTGGAAGACTCCGGCCTTTCTTTGCGTGATTTTTTGAACCGCGAGCGCGGTTTGACTCGCAAACCTGATGCAGATGTTAAGTTTGGTGTAAATGTAGCACGTCCAACCAAAGATGACCGTGCAACCATGAACGCTCAAGACAACGCAAATCGCGGACTTGATGAAAACGGTCAGCCATTGCAGCAACAAAACTATGTTGGTCGCAATCTGTATCGTGAAAGCGGGCATGAGAATGTTGACAAACTTGAGAACCAAGACCGTTTGGATGCTTTAAACGCAGCTTACAAATCACGCGGTTACAACGGTAACGCTGGTCGCGGCGGTCAGGGTGGGCCATCCATGATGGACATGTCTCGCGCAAATGCTGGAACTGATGGGTATGACGAGGCTGGAAATCCCATGAAGCGCGGCGGAAAAGTTAAGAAAATGGCTAAGGGTGGGACTACAAAATCCTCCCCTCAGCGTGCAACCGGCTATCGTGGTTACGGCATTGCCAAAAAGGTTTAATATGATGGCCTCGCGCGGCATGGGTGCAGTAGATCTTTCCAAAATGCCTCAAGGTATTAAGAAGGCTCGACGCGATGATACGGACTTTACGCAGTACGCCAAAGGCGGAAAAGTTGGTCTTTATGACAACATCAATGCCAAACGTAAACGTATTGCCAATGGCTCCAAAGAAAAGATGCGCAAAGTAGGTAGCAAAGGTGCTCCTACCGAGCGGGCGTTTATCAACTCAGCTAAAACCGCGAAAGGTTAAAAATGAACTTATTCCATTCTCTCGAAGAGCATGCAGAACTGTTTTTGGAAGTACTCCATGAGCGTATGCAGCATCAAATTGCCGCTTTTGGCGGAGCAGAACAGCGTTTGCAAGACATCGTTGCAACCCTTCGTGCGCACCTTACACCCGCAGAAGAAGTTAAGTCTCCGGAGTAAATCATGGACTACTCACAAAGTGCTGGACTGCCCGCCTTAATGGCAAACTATGGAAACATTTCTCAGGGGATGAATCCGGGTCAGCAGCCACCTGTGGGTGGTAATCCTTATTTCCCAAGCATGCCTTTGCAGCAACAGTACCAACCGGCTCCTGATTTTGGCGGCTTTGCTCCGGGGCAATTGAATGCGCAGTACGGAACTCCGAGTACCTACGGTACACAGGATGGAATGGTGAACTACGGCTATGGCCCAACAAACATGCATCCGCAGTACACGGAGCCTGTTCAACCTGTAAATGTACCCCCGTCAAACACCAATACAGGGCTTTTTGGTCACGGCTTACTTAGCCAAGTAATGCCCGCCTCAGGAACCCCGTTGCCACCGGCAAACCCATTCAACCTGTTTGGCCCGCACACACAGCGATAAATATGTCCAATACATCCGGATCCGCTATATACAACCCCGATCTCACGGAGATCGTGGAAGAGGCGTTTGAACGCGCCGGAAGTGAGCTGCGTACCGGCTATGACTTGCGCACCGCTCGCCGGTCGTTGAATCTCTTGTTTGCGGATTGGGCAAATCGCGGCGTTAACATGTGGACAATGGATCAGGGTACCATCACCCTTGTTCAAGGCCAATCCACGTATGCGCTTCCATCCGATACGGTTGATTTGCTGGAGCACGTAATCCGCACTCAGGCAAACAGCACATCAAATCAAGCTGACCTGACCATCACGCGGATTAGCGTGTCTACGTACGCTACGTTGCCAAATAAGCTGCAACAAGCCCGTCCCATCCAAGTGTGGGTACAACGTCAGGACGCGCAAAACTCCCCAACGGGTTTTACTGTAGCAAGCGCTGTAGGCGCAACGGACACCACAATAACTTTAACCAGCACCGTGGGATTATCCGCTTCGGGCTTTGTTTTAATTGACAACGAAACCATTTTCTATCAGTACATCTCAGGGAATACCCTGAATACCTGCGCCCGTGGGCAGAACAACACTACCGCAGCAACGCATAGCGTTGGGGCTTCCGTAACCGTTCAGCGCCTCCCTGCAATCACCGTGTGGCCAATCCCAGACGGAAGCCAGACCTATACCTTTGCCTATTGGCGCTTGCGCCGTTCTCAGGATGCGGGTAACGGTGTAAACGTGATGGATGTACCTTTCCGGTTCTTGCCCGCTATGGTTGCAGGATTGGCGTATTACCTTGTGATTAAGCTTCCGGTTCAACCGGACACCCAAGCTAGGGTTCTGCTGCTCAAGCAGCAATACGATGAGGCATGGCAACTGGCATCAGAAGAAGACAGGGAGAAAGCCGCTGTACGGTTTGTACCCCGTCAGATGTTCATTGGCCGTAGTTATTAATGGGCAACAGGTTTTCGTCCGGCAAAAACGCTATCGCAGAATGCGATAGATGCGGGTTTCGCTATAAGCTGACAGAACTCAAAAAAGAAGTTATTAAAACCAAAACATACAACCTTTTGGTTTGCCCCCAATGCTGGGATCCGGATCAACCTCAGCTTCAACTGGGAATGTATCCGGTAGATGACCCGCAGGGTGTACGTGATCCTCGCCCAGATCGAAGCTACGATGCTTCCGGTCTTGATGTTTTAGGATACCCCGGTGGAGGGTCAAGGGACTTACAATGGGGTTGGAACCCAATTGGCGGAGCCAGCAGTTTTGATATAGTTTTAACACCTAACTACTTGGCACAAACCACGTATGTTGGTACAGTCAGTGTAAACGTAACATAGGAGTCTATGATGGCTAAGAAAGAAATGAAAGACGATGATCTGGCACAAGACAAGGCCATGATTAAAAAGGCGTTTAAAGAGCACGATGCTCAAGAACATAAAGGCGGCAAGGGTACCAAGATCGTTTTGAAAAAAGGCGGCATGGACACCAAGAAGATGGCCAAGGGCGGTGTTACCAACGTTAACCTGAAGTCTATGGGCCGCAATATGGCGCGTGTTGCAAACCAACGCTCTTCCAGCCGGGGTAAATAATGGCTAAATTCAGCTCTAAAAGCATGGGCAAAGAAAACGGCCCAGCGGATGTTTATGCCCAACCTCACGGTGAAGCAAACAAGCCAAACAATCTAAAAGACCCTAATACGCTGGCGTCAAAGGATATGGATACTCGCACTGCTGTTCCACGTGTCAGCATGGGCGACCCAAACAGAGACAGCACAAAAACGCAGGGCGTTGAAACTCGCGGTAATGGTGCAGCAACCAAAGGCCGTATTGCCCGTGGCCCAATGGCATAAAAGATGAACTATACCCAGCTTGTCACCGCCGTAACCGATTACACGGAGAACACGTTCTCGGTGACGGATATGAACACGTTCATCGAACAAGCTGAACAGCGCATCTTTAACACCATTCAGTTTCCGTCACTGCGCAGAAACCAAACGGGTTCGGTAACTGCGGGGAATCCCTACTTATCGGCCCCGACAGATTACCTGTCAACCTACTCCTTGGCAACCATAGACTCCAGCGGAAACTACACGTACCTCATCAACAAGGACGTTAACTTCATCCGTGAAGCGTATCCAAGCCCAACAGCTACCGGTGCCCCCAAGTATTACGCCATCTTTGGCCCTCAGTCCACGGCACCAACGGAACTTGCCTTCCTGCTTGGCCCAACGCCCGACACAACGTACAGCGTGGAGATGCACTACTTCTTCTACCCCGAGTCGATTGTGCAGGGTATTGTCACAGGGACAACGCTTACAGCCGGTTCCGGCTACGTTAATGGTACATACTACAACGTACCACTGTCCGGAGGTTCTGGTACAAGCGCAACCGCAACGATTACGGTATCTGGCGGGGTTGTTACTGCTGTAGCGTTTACATCTGGTGGTTGCCAATACGTAGTAGGGAATACCCTAACCGCAGCAAACACATACCTCGGCGGTACGGGTTCTGGTTTTTCTTTGGCTGTATCCACTGTCGCCAATGCAGCAGGTACAACTTGGCTTGGTGATAACTACGACTCCGCTTTGTTCTACGGCACTTTGGTCGAGGCCTACACCTTTATGAAGGGTGAGGTTGACATCATCACCTTAGTGGACAAAAAATATGAAGAAGCGCTCATGCAAGCCAAGCGTCTGGGTGATGGTCTGGAGCGTCAGGACGCATACCGCAGCGGGCAATTCCGCCAGAAGGTGACATAACATGGCGATTGTCCAAGGCCAGACCACAAGCTTTAAACAGCAGTTGTATCAAGCGGTTCACAACTTCCAGACCAACACCTTCTACATGGCGTTGTACACGGGAAATGCTAACCTTAATCAAAGCACCACTGTTTACACAACAACCAACGAGGTTGTAGGTACAGGTTACATCGCAGGTGGTATTGCCCTGACGGGTGTTACTATTAACACCGACCCCAGTACCAGCACCGTCTACATTAATTTCAATAACGCGGTTTGGTCTCCTGCTGCGTTTACAGCACGTTGTGCCCTGATTTACAATACCAGCGCAAGCAACGCATCCGTTGCGGTCATTGACTTTGGCTCAGACAAATCCTGCTCCAATACGTTTACCGTGACCATGCCAGCTAATACTTCAACCACCGCGCTTATTCGTAGCGCATAAGGAAATACTATGTTTTCAGAAAAAAGTTTTGCTTCCGGTTTTTATACCGTTGAGTGCGTTGGCGCAGATGGCGTTGTTAAATGGACTGATAAGCTGGACAACCTTGTAGTCAACCAAGGCATCCAATACATGGCCGGTACGGGCCTAACATCTGTATCGCAGATTACAACTTGGTATATTGGTCTGTACGGCGCTGGAGCTTCCAATAACCCCGCCGCTGGCGACACAATGGCATCTCACTCAGGATGGACTGAAGTTGTTCCTTATAGCAATGCCACTCGTCCGACCTGCACATTTGCAACCGCTACAACTGCTAACCCGTCCGTAGCAACAAACTCTGCCTCTCCAGCGGTGTTTAACATCAACGCAACCGCTACGGTTGGCGGCGCATTCCTTGTTAGCAACAACACCAAGTCTGGTACAACAGGAACCTTGTTCTCCGCATCGGACTTCACCACAGGCGACCGAAACGTTGTCAGCGGTGATACGCTGAATGTGACCTACACCTTTAGCTTGACTGCGACTTAAAAATGGCACTAGTACTCGCTGACAGGGTACAAGAGACATCGACTACCAGCGGTACTGGAACATTTACTTTAAACGGCGCAGTATCGGGGTATCAGTCTTTTGCTACGGGCATTGGCTCCGGTAACACCGTTTACTACGCCATCTACGATGCAACCGCGTTTGCATGGGAAGTGGGGCTTGGAACCTACACATCCGGCTCACCCAATACGCTAACACGCACAACGGTATATTCCAACTCGCTTGGAACCACTGCAAAAATTTCGTTTGCTGGTAACACCAGCAGCGTGTTTGCCACATACCCCGGAAGCACAGCAGTATCCACTGACACTTTGGCATACCCACCAGCTATTGGCGGCACAACCCCTGCGGCTGGTACTTTTGCTGGTTTAATTGGTGGTAAAGATAAAGCTAACTATCTTCAATTAACAGGTTCTGTTGCGGGTGCTGGCGCATCTGCTCTAGCTAACATCTTATTTACAGGAACCGACTCCAGCGTTAACGGCGTTCTTTCGGTTAAAGGTAATGGTTACGTTGCATTCTCTGGCGGTGGCGGCACAAACAGCCAAGCATT